GTGGATGGCAAGCTCGTCAAGAAAGCCCTCTACTTTGACTCGGAATAACTCTCCATCAACATCTTTCTTCTTTGCCCATTGAACATTTTGCACAAGTGTATCCAGCGACAAACACATCAGTAGTCGACCGTCATCCCTGCGAAGTTTCCGTTTAAGGAAAGAAACATCATACACAGTACGATGCCCCTCGTCAAAGAGGTCACTTTTGACCTCATCGGTATACACAAGACCCATCTCCTGGAGGGCCTTGGAAACCGATGCGTACGTAGGAACAGCAAAGCCGTACTCTTGACACTTCACACGGTCGATTTTCCAAACATTGTCGTCACCATAACATATGTACTCAATTATTCGTCTAATGTACAACTCCTTCAACACAGCCAACGCTCTACCAAAAGTCTCACATCCCAAAGAACGTGCCACACCATAACGAAGAACAATGTTATTACAAATAGTGTTGATAATAGTAGTGATAGGATTTCCAGACGGATTAGAGTTGTCCCACTCAATGAGACAACCCTCGTACTGGATGAACGGTTTAGTAAAAGAAAGAAATACATTACGAGCAATCTTGAGGTCCTTTCCTGACAACAAGGGTCCAAAGTGTGAGACAAAAACGTCCCACACCTTGTCCAAAACATAAGAAGGAAGATCCTTGTCAAAACTCGAATAATCACCGGCCTTAGTGTCACAATTGAGCGAGCCAGCGCCCATCTTCTCCAGAAAAGTCTTCAATTCAAACTGATCAGCAACATTCATGCCAACAGCCGAGGAATTCTTGTAACGATTGGATGGGTCCTGGTACCATGAAGCAAAACAACCAAAGAAGCGCCGAATCAACAACGTTGCAACGGTGTCGCAAGAAAAGACGACCCGCGTCTTCCCTTGCTAACCTTCTCCGTAGGACGAAGTTCGTCTTTAGGAAAAGCAACAAAGATCATCGGAATGGGCCCCTTCTCAAGGGCCTCAAGTGCTTCATCATACTGCTTCTTGATATGCATCGCTCCAGGCGTGTCAAAGGTGTAATTCTCATCAAAACCAAAAGCCTCACGTTTCTTGGATCCAACACCAGGATGGAACCTTGAGGGAGAGCCAGAGGCTGTCCCACGATTTATAGGCTTAAGGTACGGCGCTTTGTCCTTCGAACCCATCACGGCCTCCTCAAACGAGAGGAGCCCATGGAGGGGTTTGGTACACTCCATGTTCAGGTCATGAATGTAAGCAGCCGAGGCTGCCTCTAACACAGGCATATTACACAGTTTACCACCCCGGGAGTAAGACTTCAAAGCCTCAACCACAGGGCGGTACAACGCACCATCTTTCTGGAATGGATTCAGTGCAGCTGGTTTCTTCTCAGGTGGAACAGAAAGTTCACCATACAAGGGAGACTTCGTGATCTCCGACTTGTAGACAGCACTGACAGGTGTTGCTTTACCAACAACCTGGAGATCATCAATGACGACCTCGGCCTCACAAAAGTCGAAATGTTGTCTCACATCTGAGTTGCTTGCATACTGAATCACAGGGGCACCAAAATGTTCAAAACACGATTCGACAAACCTCTTCGTCAAAATGATGCCAAAGCCCTGCTTGCCAGACTTGCTGCCTGCAGCATGAAGTCCGACAAGCTTACACTTGTACAATGAGTCAATTCGCGTCAACATCGCACCACATTGACCATTTTCCGTCGACAAGTCGTACTCAACAGTATTAACCGAGACATACTCTTCACCTGAAGGGCTAAGAGCTGCAATCGGCCTGCCAAGCCTTGCCGTACCAGAGGAGGTCTCAACAGTCACAACATCATCATCAATTGACCACGATGTAAGTTGAATGTTGAAGGAAGGGGTGGTGCGAACGCCGTCATCAACCAAATGGTGTACAA